GTCAGCGTATTGAGCCACCTGCTGCACAGACAAAATTGCCATAAGAGAAGTGGCAACCCGGCTTAGGCTGCCGAAGGAGGAGCTCAGCGATGATGCAGCCTTGTCTGCGCGGTTGAACCCGCCTTCCATGCCGTCAGTTACGTTCCGCACCTGCTTGTCAGCGCGTAGCAACTGAGCCGTATCAGCCTTGATTACATATTCAATATCACCTACGTTCTCGGCCATTTCATTTTCTCCGGGCAATAAAAAAACCCCGCCGGAGCGAGGTCTTGTTAGTTAGTTTTTACCTTAGAGTAGGCCGGCTTTTCTTCTTGCCTCTTCCAAGTATTCTTCATCAGTTTTTTCGGGGCCGAGATCCAATGGTTGCTGTCTTTGCCATTCCTTCAACTTGTTGCTAAGGGCGTAGATAATTTTATCAAAATTCTTCTGATGCCTATGCGCTCCAGTCACGTTTACTCCAAGCTTAAGTGAAGAGTCGATACCAACAGTACACGACTTATCTCCATCGGCATTAACCACGATAGAGACATTTTCACCCCATGAAAAAAGTGAGATGCCCGCACTAACGGAAACTCTGCGCAAAATATCGTCTTTTTGCTTTATAGACATCCCGAGCTCTGGAATTGCCTCAATCAGTTTTTCGTAGGCAATATCAGCCGGAAATGGAAATATCTGCTGTGTTGATTGACTAGCGAAACTCATATCCCTATCCCCTTTGGTAAAAGATGAGGGAATCCTAGCAGGGATCTCCCGCTCGAAAAAGAAAAGCCACCCGGAGGTGGCTTGTCAGTATACCCAGCAGATTAGCGGTTTTCGCAACCAAGCTGAGATTTATCGATGATTTGAGTACCTTCAACACGGAAACCATACGTGCCGAACAGGAACGCATGGTTAAGCTGATAGATAACAACATCGCTCAAACCTACAGAGCACTTATCTTTTTCGATGGCGCGATCCATTGCTGTTTTGACGCTAGGAATGCCCAGAGGGAAAATGACAATCGGAGCTTTGTCTTCACCAGTTACGCGCTGACCTTTTTCAAACTTAGCTGCGTTCAGGTTATAGTTTTTGGTACTGCCTACAGTCATATCAGCAACACGAACAGTACAGCCAGACAGCATTAAAGCCCCGAGAGCTAAAGCAACTACTTTTTTCATTTTTGTTTCCTTTGATTGCAATCGGAAACATCTTAACAGCGTGGATTTTATGATCAAATAAAACCCGCAGTTAAGCGGGTTATCGCTGCCTACATAATGCCAGGCAAATACATTTGAACTTCATCAGCAACACGATCCCGTGCTGCGTTCAGTAGTTGCTTGCGGCCGCCGGAACCCCATCTGGCCATCTGGCTGGCGCATTGGCTGATCTGCTTGGTTTCAGTATTGATGATGTGGTCAATTTTGTTCAGGCGGGACATGGCACTGATGCCATTTCGGATCACCAACTGAAAGGTTTGGTACACTTTTATTTCGAATTCAACACTAAGCCATGCGGCATAGCGAATCGCCACCAACTCTAACCCCCATATACCAGGCTGAGCACCACCCTTGATAATCTTGACCGAAGCTATTTTTGTAGCTTTGGTCAGTTCTTGCGCAAACTTTTTAATTTGCCCACTTTTGATGAAGTTACTTGGCCTCTGTGATTCCGTGGCTTTGCCCTCAGCCACTGCGGCAGCGTGAAGATCATTGAGGTTGTAGCGCCCTTCGTCATCAACGCGAACGGAAACTCCGTTTACAGATACGGTTGGATAGTGCATGAGGTTTACCTATAGAAAGTGAGCCTGTCACACAGAGATAGCAGCCCAGAGTACAACTAACTCTCAGGCTCGCTTTCTGTAGGCTCTGGGATTATAACGTGCGCGTGTGAAGCGCGGTGGGTTTATTGCGGATGCAAAAAAGCCCCACGGACGCAGGGCTTATCGTTTCATTTCGTAGGCTGTTAATGCGGACCATGCCTCTGCGCATCCATTGCCAGCATCTGTTCTGCCCAGTCCATGACTTCGTCGTACTTCTCCTGAGTTGGCACCTTGCCTTTCTCCTTCTGCGGGAATTTGGCGTTCATGGCGGCCCTGAAGCTGGTCATCGTCATGTTCCAGGCATCTGCCTCGCTCATCCCGAGGTGGGCTACGGCGGTGTAAACGAATGTCCGAACATCGAATTTATCGCTGTACTCGCCTTTCTTGCTCTCGAACTCTTCGGGCGGCTGATCACCCATTACGCCATGCAAAATCAGGTGACGCGCCAGCTGGATGACGTCTTCAACTGGCAACGAGCCAGGCTTGAGCAGGAGGCGTCCCGCCGTAGTCACTGAGTAAGAGCCAATGACTTCGGCAGCGTCGCCTTCAGAGCAATGCCTGACTACGTTAGCTGCAGCTGCTGCCATGTCTGCAAAGCAGCGTGCATTAGCCGCTTTGAGTATCTGCTGGTCCGCAATTCTGTGCTTTGGGTAATGGCCTGCATGAACTTTCACGAAAGCATCAACGATTTGCTCAGGCGTGCCGATTCGGGACATAGCCAGGAATGAAGGGTTGAGGAATATCTCTTTGCCGCTGGCGCGAATGACAGCCTGGCCGATATCGGTGATTGCTTTCATGGAAACTCTCAATAAGAGGGAGGGCTAAGCCTCCCATGGGTTTAGGCTTCGTTCACAGTCACGGTAGCCGCATTAGAGGTAACCGAACCGGCGGTTGATGATGTTACCTGGCAGGAGTAAGACCCCGCATCATCAGTATCGACGCTGGCCTTCGTGTAGGTAGCGTTCGTTGCACCGGTGATGTCAGTGCCGTCCTTCTTCCACTGATAGGTCAGAGTGGAGCTGTCAGAGACATTTGCTGCCACAGACAGGTTTAGTGCATCACCCACCGTGAGCGTGCGGTTCTGCGGCTGCGTAGTGATGGTAATCACCGCGCCGACGTCGCGTACATCAACCTGTCCCGCACTAGATGCTTCGATAGACCAGGTGGCGACATCGTCGTGCGGCGCTTCATCGCCCCATGACGTCACCATGAACGGACCTTCGGTGATATCGTTAGGGGAGATGATTTTGAACCACACATACGGCTGGTTGCTGGTCTCTGCCGGCGGATTATAGACATGACGCTTCAGTGCATTCTGCGCGTACACATCTTCTTTGCGGGTAACACCGTCACCTGAGAACGAAATATTCTTATAGGTAACAAGATTTTCCTGCGTGTACGCTGCGCTCATATCAGCGGTAGCGTCTGCGGTATCCCACTCAGCGGAAACAGTCTTCCCGCGCATCATACCAAGGCGCTTATAGTCACCGTTGGCGGGTTGTAATTCGGGGCAGCCAATCGCGTAGTAAACGACGACATCACGCCCTGTGAAAGCACCAGCTTCACATGCCATGTCTTTATCTCCGTGTTATCGGGAAATGATGGTTTGAAAGGAAATATCGAAGAGGTAACGACCTTCTTCGGTCTGGATGGCGGTGATACCGCCGATTGGCTGCATCGAGATGATGCACTCAGTTTTGTAGTCGTCGATCATCGCCTGGCGGATTGCATCAGCGCGGTCTTCAACCTGGTTAATATTGCTGTCGTTCTGACCTGACAGGAGGAGGATGCGGAAATAATCGCGGGTTATCGCTTCTTCTGGCTTACCGCCGCCGTTCTGCTGGATAACAAGGTATCTTTCCCCCTCTGTATTCTCCAGCTCGTTCCAGAAACGCTTCTGAACACGATAACCAACATCAAAGCCATGCGACTGCAGCCACGCCCTCAGCGCATCATACACTTCGCTACGCGTCATACTTTGTATCCTTGCTTGATGATGGCCTTAATCTCGTTGAGGCCGTCACGCTCGAAGCCTTTGGTCAGGAACCCCGGTTCAGCATCAGGATCCCAATAATTGCCTTTCCCCGTTCCACCACCGAATTCTTTTCCGGCGCGAGTTCTGCCAAAATGTTCACGTGGCTGACCTTTTAGCTTCCCTGACATGCCATGAACGGCGGCAGCGTATGCAGCCGTGTACCCAACCTTTCCCTGCATCCCTCCAGATATAGGTTCAAGCTTTCTGTACTGGCTGTTGATGAGCGTGGAGGTGTCAATGGGGGTAAGTAGTGCTGCATGAGACGATCCTACAATCATGACCTCGGTCAGCACTCTTTCTGTGCGTGGCCCGGCAATTTCTGCCAGCACCTTACGGGTGTTCATCTGAACACGCTTGATACCTTTAACGGGCATGCCACCACCTGATTATTTGAATAAACGCAGCGCAGCAAGAGAAGCCGAGGGCAAAGCAAGCTAATCCAAGCGAGAACATAAATCACCTCATGTCAGAATTTTGTAGTCAGGCTCCTCGCCGAATGGTGACATATCCCACTCGGTCACCGCTTTGATGACGTTCGCGCCAGCTTTCAGCGGATCGACCTGAGATGTTGTGTCGCCTCTTGCGATGTACCAGTCGCGCTTCGGCATGGTCGCATCGACGCCGTTACGCTTAAGCTCCGTGAAGAAAATCAGGTTCGTGGTGAACTCTTTCCCGCTGGCATCTACAGCAACTTCATTATTTGCCGTCCAGGTGCAGTCAATCAGGTAGGGGGTTCCGGTTGTCCAGGTGTTGTTCCAGTCGTCATAGACACGAGGGTAGACAGTGGCAACATTGGTATAACTCCATGCGGCTGTTTCAGACACCGTTATCCTCCCACCGGATCACCTCCGGATTCTCCGACGCAACCTTCCGGCACAGCAGATACCAGTCACCGTTACTTTTCACATAGCCGGTAACGCGCTTACCACTGTCGGTCATCACCCAGACCTTAACGAACGGCTCAGGTAATCGCTTCTTAACCGATACCCATGCCATTACTTAGCCCCATTACACATGCAACCACCCTTGCCAATCCAGATACCAGCAAATGCGGTATTTGTCGGGTCAGGAGGGATGAGGTCATTAGCACAGCCGTGTTTGTCAGCGCCACGCAACAGCGCCAGCGCCCCTTTCCAGCGGTCGGCAAACGACTGATACCGGAATGAACGCGATGCACCATTGGGTGCGGTCTGGGAGCTGATGTACTTATCGCCTTGCCCCAGGCCCATAAGTGCAAGCAAATACATCTGGATTGCCAACGCCTTTGATGCCGGATAGTGAGAATCAAGGCATTCCTGAATGCTGTTAACATCATCCACTAACGACTGAAGCATGAAGTCAGGAAGATTTATTCCCTGGCTCTGCAAATACTCTTTGGCCTTCTCCAGCGTTACCATAGCTATTCCAGACCTGATAATTTATTGAGTTGCAGATCGCAAAGCGCGCGAAGATGCTTCAGGAGAATCAGTCGTTCCACGCTCGACGAGTCTTTAACCAGTTCGGTGGTACTGGATATTGCCAAACTGATCTCATTGGCGACGCTCAACGATGAAATCTCAGCAAACTGCGTGTACGGCAATGGTTGCTTCATATCTTCTGGGATCATGTTATGCACCTTATTAGCCCCGCCGTAGCGGGGCATAAAAAAACCGCCTTAGCGGCGGCTGTTATTCAACAGGGAAAAGCTTTTCGAGTTCACCTTCCGGCAACAATTCGGTGAGCTTCTCCAGGCCCAGGTTGCCTTTATGCTCAATGCCCAGCGCATCGAGTCGGGCAATGACTGCCTCTTTGCGCGCTTTGTTGTCAGTGCCAGCGCCCGGGGTTGCAGGTACCAGTTCCGCAGCAGCTTTATCGGACAGCTTGCGCACATGCGGTTTCAGCGACGGATGAACTTTGCCCAGCTCAACAACGTCACCAAGCGCAACGCCGTGCCACGGCTTAACCACTTCGTATTTTTCAGCCATTATTGCTCCTTAAGCCAGGTTAGCGCCGTAGACCACACCGGACAGACCTTCGCCGTCCTTCTTAATCTGCAAACCTTCTGCGGACATGATCTGGAAGTTGTAGTTGCTCTGCGGCATCAGGCGCGGGAGCGGTACAACGCCCACAGCCATACCTACCAGAGGAGAAATCACATCCTGTCGGCGCTCGTACGCCAGGAACTCGTTACCTTCCAGTGCATAGGTCATCTGGATAGACTTAGCAGGAATAAACTTGCTGATCGCATCCAGAACGGTTCCGCTAAGCAGCGCATTTGTGCCGGTGTTGATATCCACCAGATACGGCTTAGCCATGTTGGCCCAGACTTCAGAGCTCACCCACAGCTTGTCGTAAGCTGTAACCTTGTTACGGCGGGCAGTGAGGCCAAATGGACCTGTAGGGCCAAAGAACGACAGTAGATCAGCCGGTGTAGCGGTGGTGAGATTGATGTTGGCGCCGCCAGCGCCACTACCCAGGTTGATTTTCTGAGTGTTGCGGTGGTTTTTCATACCTTGCGCTGGCAGACCATCAACCACGATGCTGGCAGCGCCGTTCAGGTAAAAGTCGACGCGCTTCTTGTGGAATTTACGCATCTTGGCCGACTGAGATTCCAGGGCCAGATCGATGCCGACAGTGCTCAGCCCGGCAGCATGGCGCCAGTTAACGCCGTAACCAGCAGTGAATACCGGGATCGGGTCGCCATCAGAACCAAACTCAGTATTATCGAAAGAGTAAGACGCCTGACCATCGATGCTGATAGACACATCATCCGCGATATCGCCAGAGACGTTATACAGCTTTGCAGTTTTCCCAATCGGCAGCACGGTCTGCACACCCATCAGGTCATTGACGATTTCCATGCCAATTTCCTGATCGCGCATCTGGATAATCTGGCGGTCAATTTCGGCCCAGAATTCACGTGTAAAGCCACCGATGGCATTCGCCGCCAGCATTTCATGCGTCATGCGCGTGCGGTACGCGTTGACCATCATGTCATGCTGGGCGTTATAGATATCACGATTGGCCCACAGCTCACTCCAGTGCCCTTGCAGTCGGCGGTTAGTAGCCAGTGTTTCAGCGGTAAAATACATTATTATTCTCCTGATTAAGCGCCAGCACCTGCAGCGGCTACGGTACCGACGCGCATACGCACGCGGATGAAATCGGTATTGCTGGCTGCGATGGTCGCATCGTCCTGGCTATAGCCAATCACCGAATCTGTGTCTGCAGTAGCTTTGGTGAATTGCCCATTACTACCCAGCTTGATTGGATCATCTTTAGCGTAAGTGCCCGCCACGCACAGCAGCGCCAGCTCGCGGCCCTCTTCTACGTAGTTACCCACGGCGGAGTCGCCGGCTGGCACTGCTTCAGTGATTTTGAGACCCTGATGATAAGCAACATCGATGATGTAGATACGACCAGCCAGCGCAGTTGCCTGCGCGAACTCATTGTCGCCATTGATGACTGCCGCAGTACCGGGCAGCAAGGCTGCGGCAGTAACGCGGGTTTCGGTCTTGTACAGAGACTGACCGTCGATATTAACGCGACGATAACGTGCCATTATTCTGGCTCCTTATTTGAAGTATTCGTCAGGGTTCGGCGCACCGGTTACTTTCTGCTGTTGCGCAGAGTTGGTACCCAGCGGCGCGGATTCACCGATTGTTTTAAACATCGCGTCCAGCGCTTCACCTGACAGTGCATTGGCCACAATCTCGCCGTGAACTTTTGCCACCGCTTCACGCTTCGTTTTCTCTTCGGCGCGGGAGTTGGCAGTCAGGGCTTCAGAAAGTTGCTGCTGGTTCGTCTGGATAGCTGCAATGCTTTCACTCAGAGGCTTAATGGTCACGTCGTTATTAGCGGCGATGGCCTCACCAACGATTTTGCGAAGCAGTTCTGTATCTTCTTTGGTTAAAGGCATGTCGCCCTCCGTTTTGTGGTTTGTTGCAGGCTGTTCCTGCGGTGTGAATAGAGCTTTGAATTTGTTTGCGGCGATGGTTACCCAGGACTCTTGACGGGCAACTGCCGTTCCTGAATCGTCGAATTTAATTTTTCCGCCGTCGCTGGAATATCCGTACACCTCGGCCTTGCCACCATTGCGGACGATCACCACTTGTGTGTCGGTAAAATCCGCTACCCAGGCATATTCCTCTGGACCGGATGCAAATTTCTCTCTTACAGCCCGGTCAAGTCGGCTCTCGCGCTCGCGATAAGATTCACCGATCAATGCTCCAGAGTTTGGTTGTAGAGATATTGCCTGATCGGCATTCACCATCAGTCCGACGCCTTTTTCAGGCCCGGCTGCCGGTGGTTCGTCGAGAAGGATTGCGTCATGATCAATTGAGTGAATCTTTACTACCCAATCAGCACCTTGCTTTTTGAGTTCTTCAGGGGCGGGGATCTGCTCACGATAGACAGCAACACTCGACCAGATAGGCTCTGATGATTCACCGTTCTCCAGTGCAGCAATGCGCCCCATAAGGCGCTGACCGCCAGGTGATTCCATCGCGCGCTCAACATCCACCCACTTTTCTGAATAAACACGGTTTCCTTTTAGGCTCACATTTCGATTCCACGCACCGATGAAGCCCGTACACAGCCCTTCAGGTGAGAATGCAGAAACATGATGACCATCAACCGTGGGATGACCTAGCGGCGCGATCGTCCCCTCCATGCTCTGATAGTTAGCGGCTATCTCTGCTTCTGGATAGAACTCCCTGTTCATAATCACGTTGGCGGGAAGCGTGTAACTTGGGATCACCACATGCTCTCGCCCGTTATATGTCTCCCGACGAATAGACTGGCTGTTTACTTTGGTGTTTACCTGAATTTGAGATGGCATGAGTTAACCCTTAGCCCATTGGTAACCACGGGCTTTCATTGTGTTAAATGTTTTCTGAGCCTTATCGACGATGGTGTCGCTTAACGGATTGCCGTTTTCATCAACCAGTACCGCGATCGTGGAGCATTTGCAGTTCACGCTGTTTGCATCCTTAGCCCACCACTCCCGTTGTTCTTCTGCGGTGTACAGGTGAGCGTGGCGCGCGGCATGCGTGCTACGGGTCGTCGGGCTTAGCGCTGATATATGCATCTGCTTTGTACGGATGCCATATTGCTCCCTGGCTTCGTCGTCCTCGTCCAGGCGCCCACGGCGCAGCGCGGTGGTAATCTCCGTCCGGGCAATACGATTAGCCCGACGAGACTCAATTCCCGTCTGCTCAGTGATGCGTTTCGCTATTTCCAGCGGGTTCTGTCCGCGCCCAAGCCCATCGGTCAGTATCCTCGCCATGTCGGCTTTCACAGTGACGCTGAGGTTCTTCATTTCCTCGAAGGTTCGCGCCCGAACCAGAATCAGCCTGCGCCGGTACGGCTCACTCAGGAGGATTGTCGATATGCTTTCCTGTCCTGCCGCATATACTGCTGACTGTTGTGACAGATTGGCGAACTCCTGCGCCGTGCCGCGTTGATACGCAGGATTGACGTAATCAGTCCAGAACCAGAACCCCGTCTCGTTATCCGCACCCAATATCTCATCCACCAGCAATGAGGCATTACTGAGAAGCATTGATAGCTGAGTGGAATCGAGGTCGAATGTATAGCGCCGGTTTACTGATGGTGATGCAGGAATGCGGTCGAGAATGTCCTTGTAGGCTTTGCTGATACGCTTCATTCGCCTGGCGAACTCGTTCATTGCTCCGCGCTCAAGGCGGTCAGCACCTGTCGGATCTTTAAGGTTTCCGGGTAGTATCGGTGACTTTGCCTTCGTCATCGTCATCATCTCCCTCAGCAAGAGGTTTTGGTGAACCCTCATATCCAGCCACCACACGAATCTCTTCACCAGTGAAAGGCTGCTCACCAGTTGCTAGGGACACATTGTTTATCTGCGCCATCTTCTGCGCGGCATCCAGTTTTTCACTGTCGGTTTGCGCATTAAGATCGTCCCAGATTACTGTTTTCTGCCCTATCGGGTCGATAATGCCGAGGTCGATCAGCTTGTCGCAGAAGTCCTCAATCTCGAATGACAGGTCGCCACGGCGAGACTGGCAGCGGGCATTGAAGTATTTCTGGTCTTCAGTGCTGGAACGCTCAGCCTGCTGATTACCAACAAGGATGCGTGTCGGGATGTCCACGCCCGCAGCAGCCGTCTGGAGGTTAACGTCGTAGGTTGCCGTAGGGTCTGCCACGGTAGTGACAAGCGGGGTAACTGTCGCCCCCTGAGTGGTCATTAGCACATCGTTACCACGGTTAATTTCACCGGCGACTTCGTTGAATTTTTCCTGTAATTCATCGACAGTCACGCCATACAGCGATGCCAGATTATTGAAGTCGATTTCCTTTTCGAAGTTGACGTTAAGCTGACGCGCGGCGTTCTTCAGGAATGACTCACCGGAACCGCCTTCCACCTTCTCCAGACTGACAAATGCGTTGTATGCAGGCTCAAGGAATCCGATCGCATCATTGCTATAGTCACCAAGAATGAAAACGCGACCTGGATGGATATCGACACGACGAGAGGAACCGTTGGGTAGAATCTCTGTGTATTGCCACATCTTTGGCTGTCCGTAGTTCTTTGAAACCAGTCCGTCATGCCATTCGCTGACTTTCAGCGAGTCAGCCCATGCAATACTGACTTTCTCCAGACCGCGTCCTATCGTTGGCTCCAGATTCCATGATTTATTGTCACGGATATGGAGGAGAATCCCTGCATAACGACCAACGAGACGCCGACGATCGGCATCAAGGAACGCGCGCCAAAGTCGGTTAGTGAAAACCTGCTTTGTTTTGGACTCCCATTGCGTCTCCTTGCGAGCTTCATCAGACTTCTCACCCTCAATAATCTCAGGGTTTGATTGCCAGCATTTACCAACAAGCTTTTCGACAGCGCCGTGAGCAATACCACCACGGCGGTAGAGCTTGTAGAGGTCGCCGAAGGTTAATTCTTCTTTGAAGCCGTATTCGCACCACGCTGAATTTCGCTTGGCGTCCAGCCCCATCGAAGGGTTAAGCAGCCCCATGCGGGCGCGCGTCATCCGCGCATCGTTCAAAGCATGGTTGACGGCGAGAGTTAATTGGTCAGTCATGGTTTATCCGTTGGTGGAGTTAAGGCATGAAAAAGGCCACCGAAGTGGCCTGAACTTATTGGTAGCTTTTCAGCTTTATCGTATCGCCCTTAAATTGCTTCTGAAGCGCCTCGAGCAGAGCTGATTCCGTCTTCCCATTAGCAAGAACATCGTTTAGCTTTACCTGATTGCCAACCGTTGAACCCTTCGCGATACGCTGGAAAATGACGTTTTTGAAATGATGCTGCATAACTATCTCCTTGTAAGTACATCATTAATAAATAACGTCAATTCTTGGTGAATCTTTAATTTTTAACGCAACCTTTTTGGGATCATCATCCCGGCCATCTGACCTTTGCGCTTAATGTGTCCGTCTAGGCTGTAGCGAATACCGTCCCAACAGTGTTCGAAACCGTCTGCCAGTTTAGGCAATACCTCGCCAGTGATGCGGTCTGTTTTGTACGACCACATACGGGCCTCACGCGCTACGTTCTTGCAGCGCGGATGGATTATGATTTCGTCGAATCCGCGAAGATGGGCGATCCCGTCCTCAACGCTTCCTTGCCATTTCTCAGCGGCTGAGATGTTGAAACCCTGCCGCTTGAGATAGCTGATCGTCTCGGGTCGAGCGGAGTCGGCTTTAATGGGCCAGTCACGCGCACCTGGAATCGTATCGTACAGCTCTGGCATATGGTCGAGCTCTGTCTGCTGACCGTATGCCTCGTATTCGATGTACAGCCGGTTGTGCAGGATGAACGAGCGAGTCAGCGTGTTCGGGTCTTTGGCGAAACCGAAGTCGGCACCGAAGAACAGGCGCTCAGCTTCTTTCCAGAGGTTTTCCGAGAACTCAGCGATCCGGTATTTTCCGGCCAGCACCTGCTTATCAGAGTTTTCGAGATAAGCCCCTTCCCACACCCATGCGTAGGTTGCCGGGTCAAGACGGCGCTCATCGTTCAGCCGCTCACCTTCCAGCACGTCGGGGAACCACGGATTATCCGTGTAGTTCATCTCAACAGTGATGCAGTCGTCGCCGGCTTCTTTACGGAAACGCTTATCCGTGGCGCTACCGTCGCGCTCCGGGTTCCACGTCACCCAAATCTCCGAACCTTCCTCACGAACTGTCGGGCTCAGCTTCTGCCAGGCTATTTCGCTGACTGATTCAGCCTCGTCGACCCAGCACAGCAGGATGCGCGCTTTCGACTTGATGCTGTCGAGGTTATGCCGCAGACCGCAGAACACGTAGTTAACGCTCTTGTCGATGGTGCGGATGTACTTCTCGCCGATGTCAAAGTTGGAAGCCAGCCAGGGAACAGACAGGATCGCCTGTTTCACCTCCTGCATGCTCGACTCTTCCAGCGAGTTCATGAACTCACGCGCGCAGAGCACCACACCGCTTTCACCGTTCATCATCGACTGGTAAGCCTTTACCGCAGTCATCAGCGCGAATGTGCGCGTCTTGGCACTACCTCGACCACCATGTGAGCACCGGTAACGCTTATTGGTGGCTGTGAATAACGGGGCAAGCTTAGCGGGGATCGGCAGTTGGACGGCTTCACTCATGCTTTCGGCTCAACGGGTAGTAGCTGGATGATGGTTGGCTTCGGCGTCATTGTTCCATCCGGGCTGGTGTGCTCGACCTTCTGCTTGTTGCTGTACGCATCGCCAACCTCTTTGGCAGCCTGCTCCATAAGAGTGGCGGCCAATGCCATGTTTCTCATGCTCTCGGCTTTAGTCATCATCCGGTCAAGCGCGCGTAGACGATAGGCTTTGTTGGCGATCGGGATGTCGCTTAATTCGGTCTGGAAGCGCTTGCGGGTTTCATGGAATAGCTCAACCCATTTCTGCGCCAGCCCCCTGCCGTTTGCTTTCGTCGGGTCGTGTGATTCGACCTGCTGACGCGTGATGCTCAGGTCAAATTCTTTTTTGACCAACTCAACCACCTGGGATGGAGTATCGAAGCAGGCAAGGGACTGAACGATGAAGGCTTTGACCTCACCTTTCAGTGTCGCCATAGCTTACCTACCCGTCATATTCAGTCAAAAAATTAAGCCAGTTTCAGCATGCACGTCCCGCACGCTCTGGCGATGTTAAGTTTTGCCACCTCTGCAGGTTGATTGGCTACGTCCACTAGTTCTTGCACTTCAGTGCTCGCCCCGTATCTACGTACTACACCAACGAACTCTTCAACGTCGTGGCCGCGCAATGTGAGAACTGGCTGCCCGGTCTCTTTGTTGAACTTAGGTGCGCCGAAGTCATCAGTGGCCTGGGCAATGTGGTAAAGCTCATGCTCTACTAATGCGCAGAATTCGAGGTCACTGCATTGTGAGCAGTAATCTGCTGCCAGCGTGATGATGAACTTCGGGATGCGCCCGAACCATTCATACATCTGCTGTTCCATTCTTGCCTTCTGCCAGCCACCGGCACGGAGCATTACCTGCTCAGCCTGACCGAGAACGTAGCGCCCTTTCTTCGCGAATGAGTCAGAAGCCCACATAAAACACAAATCAGCTTCCATTAAATGGGCGTGGTCTGGGTTATGGATGCTTCCGCTATCGCTGAGGATTTGATGGCTTATCCAGTCATGCACTTCATTGGCGGGAATCAATCTGGTGTAGGGCTGCCAGTTATCAGGGCCAATGAAATTAACTGGTGGAAGTGGCCTGCGCTCGTCTTCGTTCACCATGAGTTAATCCTGTTTTATATACGGCAAAAATGCCGAAAACATTCTGTCGAGCAGATAGCAGTAGGTTTCGTTTGCCGTTCCAGTGTCGATTGTCACACCAACATCATTGCAGCAGTAAAACGTTGCATGAGCGCATTCGTGAACAAGGGTACTAACGCTGTTATCGAAAACACCAATCAGATAAACGTTTTCACCTGTTACATCATCGAAAAAATGGCGGCACGCGCCGTTGAACATGCTTATGTCAGCCAGGGAGACACCAAGCGCTTTTTCTGCCTGCTGCCATTCCTCTTTTGACCGACACAGATACACATTCGCACAGTGAAACAACGGAACGAAAAAGCGCGGTAACTTAGGCCATTTTGTTTTTGCCATTTTTATTACCTCAGGATTTCATTATCGAAGCCCCTCAGTGAAGAGCTTCTGTAATGCCTACTCAGTCTTTCAGGAACTCTTTCGTGTTGACGGCAATTTCCCCGGTATAGAGCACTGCACTGGTGCAATCAACGATGACCGATGCGTGAGGGTTGGCGTTTTCGTTCAGCCATTGGATCAGCGGCTTTGATGCTGCTTCAAAACTGGCTTGGTCATAACGCGGTGCATTGCTTTGTTCTTTTTCCACTTTCCTATCCTCGCTGTGATAAACCCCGCTATTGCGAGGCCATAGGCTTGTTGTTTGACTCTCTCACCGAGTCGTAAATGCGTTCACACGTCATTCCGGCGCGGTAGCGTTCGTCAGCGATTCCAGCATAACGTTTAGCTTCTGCTGCAATATCTCCGAGCATGTCGGCGAGCATTGCTGTGTCGGCTCCGGCTGTTTTGCTTCTGACGGTAGCGGCAAGATCTGCGGTGTGCTTTGCGGCATCCAGGCGGGTGGCAAGCTTTGTTGCTTCGGTGCGCAGTTGGCTAACAGTGGCAGACAGGCCAGCAGCAGTGGCAGCAGATTTAGCGGCTTGTGCTTGTGCATCTTTGACGGCCTCATCACGGGCAACAATTCGCCCTTGTTCAATCATGCGGGCGGCGGTCTGGGCGTTCGCTGTTTGCGATGATTCCACACTGTCACGCTCGGCCCACTTCTTTTCCCAACCGCGGCTGCTCCATACATTCCCAGCAATGAATGCAACGGTCACCAGCAGCGAAATGGCAATAAACTGATAGCGCAGGCTCACTTGTCTATCCCCCAGCACGCCAGCGCGCTTTCCTGGTCGCGTCGTTCTACTTGCCCATAACAACCATTCTTCTGCCCTTTGGTCAGGCGACAATCGCGGCCGCCGTCTTTAATCCACCAGCGAATCGCTTCACAGGCACCTTTACGGTCGCCGGCATTGATGCGCTTATAGAACGTAGATGGGAAGCATTTCCCGGGGCCGATGTTATAGGGGCAGAAAGATGCGATCCCGGCTTTCTGTGGTTCGGTCAGTGGTACTTTGATATTTCGGTCAACCCACGCCAGCGCCTTGTCGCGTTCAATGGCGTTTACCTGGGCGCATTTCTCAGCTGACAGCTTCATGCCCTGGATAACGGGTTTACCATCAACCATCGTGGCGCCACGGCAAATAGTCCAGAGTCCACCGCCGTCGCGATATGCCGTCAGGCTGTTACCCTCTTTCTCATCCAGAAACTGATCGAGAATCACGGGCGCGGAAGCCCCGGCAAGAATCAGACCAACGACTGCTGCGCTCAGTTTATTCTTCAGCTTTGGTGGCATAGCCATTGCGCCGATCCTCCCGTTCTTTCCAGCGGAAATACCAGTTCACTGCACAGGTGATAACGGTGCATGCGATA